GGGAATCTTTACCGCCACTCACGGGCACAACACATTTGATCATAACAACCTCTGTCAAGAGTAGTCTGGATGATGCGGCAACGGTTGACTAATCCGCTTTCGAGCGCCCTCTAGCCGCCTGATTAAAATACCACACCGCCCCACCACGTCTAATCAATTTTTCTTATGGATCGGAGTGGATTGATCAATGAAAGTTCTTAAAATGGGATTTGGTCATACTCCCACTCGTCGCAACCAACCGCAATGATGTGCTCAGGCGGCACAGCGTTAAACTTGGTGCAATGATCGCCTGCGCCGCGATGCTCGCACGTCAGGCATTGCGCAATAGGCAGGCACTTTAGCTCGTTGGTCAGTGCTTCAATGCTGGTTTCCAGCGTTAGGCGGCGGCGTTGCAGTGTTTCGCGTGTGTACGACATGGTTGTCACTCCCAAATGATGTTAATCACGTTGTTAAACTTGCCGTTGCGTTTGTACGTTACGGCGGCTGGTTGGTGGGATGCGTTTTGCAGCGCGTTTAGGATGTGTGGCAGGCCTTCAAATTGATTCAAGCCATCCCATTCAAGCGATACGCCCGACTTCTCAAGATACTTGCTCACAAACTGCCTGCACTTGCGCTGATAAAACGGCTTTTCGTCGTAGTCAAAGACACCCAAATAATGATCTATCGGCTCGTCCGCGATGCCGCCGTAGTAACGCGCCTTTAAGGTTGTCTTGCCTGATGTGCGCGACTTGTGCAGACTCCACGCGACTTCAGAAACAAACATCTCTTGTTCGCCGCCCATGATGTCATCTTGCCGCAAATACAGTTCTTTTTCCTTTCGTTCTGTCGGCTCACGCTCCACCACGGGAAACTCAAAACCGCAAACGTGGCAGTGCTTGGCTTTTGGCGGCAGGATTTCATCACACTCAGGGCAAAGCCGAGGGTTTTCCTGTTTTTGATCGGGTGGCGCGACGGCAATAATTGCACCGTGTTTTGATACGTTGCCTGCAAAATCTAAGACTAGACAGTCGGTGCAGTGCTCTTTAAGGCGCAAACCGCGCCCAACCATCTGGATGTATAAGGCTGGTGATTCGGTGGGGCGCAGCATTGCAATTAGGTCAATATTTGGCGCATCAAAGCCTGTAGTGAGTACAGCCACATTGACAACTGCGCGGATTTCTCCACGCTTAAACCGCTTCAAAATGTCGGCGCGTTGACCTTGCGGCGTGTCGCCCGTGACACATTCGGCGGTTATGTCGTGCTGTCTTAATTCGTCTGTGACTGCTTGCGCGTGCTCAATCCCCGTGCAAAAAAACAACCATGATTTACGATCTGCGCCGCGCTTAATCACCTCCGACACAATGCCGTGATTAAGCTCAGGTTTATTGACTGCGGCTTGCAACTCGCTTTCGATAAACTCGCCGCCACGTCGGTGCACGCCATCTGTGCTTAGTTTAACTGCTGTCAGTTTTGAGCGTAGCGGCGCAAGATAGCCGTCATTGATCAACTCTTCAATGGTGACGGGCTCAACCAATGCGTTAAACAAAACATCGTCGCCGATATGAATGTAGCCATGCCCAAGCCTAAATGGCGTGGCGGTTAATCCAATGACACGCAAACGCGGATTAATTGCAGCAAGGTCTGCAATTAGGCTGCGGTACGCACCTGCGTCTTTGTGGCTAATCAGATGACACTCATCGACAATGACTAGATCGACGTGCCCGATTTGTGCGGCGCGATTGCGCAGACTTTGCACGCCGCCAAAAGTGATTTGGTCAATATGGCGGCGATTTAGGCTGGCCGAGTAAATACCAAGCGGTGCATTAGGCCAATGCTGGCGCATCTTTTCTGCGTTCTGCTCGATCAGCTCCTTGACGTGTGTCAGCATTAACACGCGAGTGTCAGGCCACGATTTGACGGCGTGTTTTACAAACGCCGCAATAATATGGCTTTTTCCTGCACCTGTCGGCAAAACTAGACACGGATTGCCTGTAGGGTTATGCTCAAACCAGCTTAGCAGTTGGTCAATTGCTCGCTGTTGGTAGGGTCTTAACATTTGGTTTACTCCATGCAAAAAGCCGCGCATGCTCACAACATGGCGGCTTTTTTGTTTAGATTACCAAGGACGCTTGGCTGGTGCTGCGGCTTGCTGTGGCTGTGCGGCGGCCTGCTGCGGTTTGGCTGGCGCTGCACCGCTCAGTGGCTTGTATGCCTTAACCTCGTTGCCCGCAGGATATTGATCGGTGGCCGCCTTCACGGTGACTTTCACGTCCATAACGCCACCAATCAGTTGGTCGGTGTCTTCGATGGTGGGCAAGCCGATTGCACGCATTACCGCGCCAAGTTGCTGGAGGCCAATCTCTTCAGCTTTCGCCGACTGGTTGCGGATGTTCAGGTTGCTAAACAGCACACGGCCTTGATGTGTCGGCGCAATGACGTTCAATTTTAGTTTGATGTACTGCCCTGTACCATCTTTGGTTGGTGTCAAATCCGCCGCCGCAATACTTACGGTATACTCGCCTGCTGGAATTGGCGCAAAGTCGCCGCCTGTTGATTCGGGCAATTCGTCTGCGCGGATGGTTGTGCCTAAAAATGCCATGATTACACTCCGAGTTTGTTCAGGATTAAGCCCAAGTCAGGCTGTTCTACAGCGTCAACATATCCGCCGCGTTCTTTGGCTTGCCACAAGCCATCGGTTTTAGTTTGCAGATAGCGCGTCACATTGCCCTCCGCGTCTTTTTCGTTGCGCAGAGCAAATACAAAGTCAAACAGGTATGGCATTTGCTGGCCGAGCTTTTGACCAACCATTGCAGGCTGGTAAAGCAAGCGGCCTGCTTCGTCTTGCGTCTTTTCGCACTTGGCGATAATCAGCAGGTGCTTCGGCAGGCCACTAAATGCGCGGATCATTGCCACGATTGACTCTTGCGTCGCGCCGTATGCTTGGCGTGGATCAACAGGCTTGCCGTTAACCATGCGCCCCTTTTCGGCTGCTAGTACGATTTCGGCAATCTCGCTAATCGAATCAATGACAACAGACTTGACGTGTTCAGCGTCTTGCGACGACAAAAACACAAATGTTTCTCGCAATTCGTCGATTGTCGTCACTTCAACATAAGGCAAGTCTGCGCCACGCAAAGACAGCAGGCCGCCTTCCGCGCTGATGATAAATGGGCTTGGCAGTGTTGCTGCAAGAGTCGTCTTGCCTGTGCCTGCGTGTCCATATACGCAAAACTTCGCGTACACAGGCGTTTCGGTGGAAGTCCGCTTGATGCGGTCGGTAATACTCATTTGTCTTGCTCCTTTTTCGCGGTCAGTCGTGACGGCGTATTGCTAGATTAGGTGGTCTAGTGTATGTTGTCAACATGAGTTATCAACTTTTGGAGAAAAAAGTGAAAAAGCAAGACGCGATCAATCATTTTGGCGGCGTGAAACCGCTGGCCGATGCCTTGGGCGTGTGGCCTGCGGCGATTTACAAGTGGGGTGAAAATGTGCCCGAGTTGGTCGCTTATAAGCTGCACGTTATTACAGGCGGCGCGTTAAAGATCGAAGCACAAGAAGGAATTAAAGCGAATGGCTAACATCATCGACATGCTAGGGCAAGCTTTTACGCCGCCAGAGGTTGTGCCACAGCACCAAAAGCCTGCGGAATTGCAGTTAGCCGAAGCTATTGCAAGCTATGGCATGATCCCACCAGACGATATCCGCTTAGATGGCTGCATTCATCGGTTTAGCGCGTCAGGCAAAAAGAGTGACGATGCTGGTTGGTACGTCGCGTTTAACGACAAAATCCCTGCTGGTCAGTTTGGCAATTGGCGCGACGGATCAGCAATCAATTGGCGTGCCGACATTGGGCGCGATTTAAGCCCCGTTGAAAATATGGCGCACACTCGCCGCATCGCTGAGGCTAAAGCGGCGCGGGAAAGGGCGCAAGAGGCCACAAAACAGGCAGCTAGTGAGGCTGCCGACGTGATCTGGTCTAATGCTACGCCAGCGAGTGACGACCACCCGTATTTAGTCAAAAAAGGCATTGCGGCGCATGGCCTGCGCGTCACGGGTGACGGTCGTCTGATTGCGCCAATGATGGCTCACGATGGCAGTGTGACTAGCCTGCAATTTATCGCAGCCGATGGCGACAAACGCTTTTTAGGTGGCGGCGCGGTTAAAGGTGCGTCATGGATGGTCGGCGCGTGGCTTGGTACCGGCG